GTGTCCGTGGACCTGCTTTCGCAGCTCAACGACGACGGGAAGCTCCGCGAGTCCCGCGCCGTGGGCTTTGACGCCGACGTGGTGGCAACCCTCTCGTGCCCCATCACCAAGGAGAAGAAGGATGGGGAGTGGATCGAGACGCGGCAGGAGGACAAGCGTGTGCTGTTCGTGGGCAAGAACCGCAACGGCAAGCGGTCGGTGGCGTTTCCGCTGCGGTTCGACGGCCCGACATTCACCTTCACCGAGGAGGCAGAGCAACGATAACATGGACCACCCGACCTACCCACTACAGCACGAGCAACGCGCGGCGATCATCATGGCCGGGGCGCACCGTGGCAACCAGGCGGAGATCGACCGGATACGCATGGAGTTCGCGAAGCGTCGTGATGCGGAGTTCCCGGGCTGGCGCGAGACGTACAACAGGGAAGTCGAGGCGTGGCTCGTGTGGCATGACCGTCCGGCGGCGCGGCCACTCATCGGCGAGAGGGCTGCGTGACCTTATGACGCTCTGCGAGCGATGCCACCGGGCGGCGCATTCGAGGGGGAGCCAAAGTTCGCCCATTGACGCCGAAGGAGAAACCCGTAGATTCCGCGAACCATGCCAGTTCTGAAAAACGCACGACATGAGCGGTTTGCGGTTGCTCTGGCTGCTGGCAAAGCGCAGGGCGCGGCATACGCCGAGGCGGGCTACAAACCGGATGATGGCGCGGCTTCGAGGCTATCAGGAAATGTCAAGATTCAGGAGCGTGTTGCGGAGCTTCTGCGCGGCTTCGCGATGACCAAGCTGGAATGGCTGCAATCGTTCGCCAGGATCGCGGTGAAGGCGGAGAAGAAGGGCGACTTTCAGGCCGCGAAAGGTGCGTTGCGGGAGATTGGTCTTGCGATGCCGGGATGGTATGCGCCAGAGGAGCTTGGCGGCAAGGTCGAGGTCATCGTTCGCCGCTCGTGGGACAGCTCGGAAGACAAATCCGCAGGCGCGAACCCCGGAAAATCCGAATAGTTGCGCGGGGCCATGCAAATCGAGTTGCCCCACAAATTCACCCCGCGCCACTACCAGCGGCCCGTGATGCGCGCGCTGATCGAGGAAGGCGTGAAGCGCGCCGTGTGCGTGTGGCATCGCCGCGCCGGGAAAGACAAGACCTTCCTGAACCTCCTTGCGATCAAAGCGATGGAGACGATGGGCAACTACGCCTACTACTTCCCGACCGCGACACTCGGGCGAAAGGCGCTGTGGGACAACATCGACGCCCGCTCTGGAATGCGCGTCGTGGATCATCTGCCGCCCGAACTCGTGGCGAAGATGAACGAACAGCAGATGAAAATTACGCTGGTCAACGGATCGACGCTTCAGGTTCTCGGCACCGAGACGCTCGACGTGGTGGGCGGCAACCCTGTGGGCGTGATCTTCTCGGAAACCGCACAGCATCGCCCGGACGCGTGGGACTACATCCGCCCCATCCTGGCGGAGAATGGCGGGTGGGCGCTGTTCAACGGCACGCCCCGCGGCAAGAACTGGTTCTATCGGCTCTACGACATGGCGCGGCAGAATCCCGAATGGTTCTGCCAGCTTCTCACCGTGGAAGACACGGGCGCGCTGACCCGCGAGGACATCGAGGCGGAGCGCAAGAGCGGGATGCGCGAGGAAATGATCCAACAGGAGTTCTTCTGCGACTGGAGCGCGGCGCTTCCCGGCTCGATCTATGGGCGGGTCATCGAGAAGGCGCGGCGCGAGAACCGGCTTGCTCCCATGCCGGTGGACGGCAGCAACTTCGTGCATACGGCGTGGGATTTGGGCGGGCCGCGCCATACCTGCGTCTGGTACTTCCAAGTCATCGGGCGGGAGATTCGCGTCATTGACTGCGACCTGCACTTTGAAGGCTCGCTCATCGAGCGCGTGGACATGATGAACCGCAAGGGCTACCACTACGGCACCGACTACCTGCCGCATGATGCGAATTCCATGGAGCGTTCCGGCGTGACGTTCGCCGGCGAGATCCAGCGGCTCGGCCGCAAGGTGTCCGTGGTCCCGCGCACGCATGACGTGTGGGTGGGCATCAATCACCTGCTTGAAATGTTTGACAGCCTTGTCTTCCGCTCTCCGCAGACGGAGAAGGGCGTTGAGGCGCTGGGCGCATACCGGATGCACATCGAGGAGGAGGGCGCGATCACACGGCCTGAACCCATCCACGATTGGGCCAGTCACCCGGCGGATGCGCTGCGCACGATGGCGGAGGCGCACCGCGTGGGGCTGTTCAAGTTCGCGTGCGCCGTTGATCCACGGCCCGACTACTACGGCAGACTCGCCGGGAAGTACGGGAAGCGGGCAAGGGCGGTGATGAATGTTGGGGGTTGAAATAATTCTTGACGGTTCGCGGAATTTACAGCATTCTCGCGATGTTCACCCGGCTCCTCACGGACTTACCGGGTCTGAACCTCCAGCGAACCTCTGTCGGCTCTTAACGGACTTACCGGGGGGTGGAGAAGCAAAGCAGAAGGCCAATAGCGAGGCCCGAAGCAGAAACTTCACTCACCCCTTTTATGGCTGACACCATTCCTTTGCATTACACCACTCAGTTCTCTACGAACTGGATTCACCGGCTCGGTCAGATGAAGCCCCGCCTCGACGCGTGGGTTGTCTCCGAGGACTTCGACGGCGAGCGCAAGCGGTATGACCGCATGGGCCGCATGACCGCGCAACTGCGCACGGAACGCAAGGGGCCGACCCGCATCACCGATGCCTCGACGGATTCCCGCTGGGCTGTCCGCGCCAACTACGACATCGCGAACCTGCTCGACAAGGACGACGAGAAGAATCTCGGGCAGCTCGTGCTGCCCACGTCGGACTACATCGCGGAGCACGCCACGGCCTACAACAAGGCCTGCGATGATGTCGCGTGGACTACCGCCCTCGGCCCTGTGCTGACCGGCGAGCAGGGCACGACCCAGACGCCGTTCCCGACCTCGACCAACTTCATCGGCAAGGACGGCACCGTGGGCAGCGACACTGGCACGGCGGCGGGCCTCACCATCGACAAGCTCATCAAGGCGAAGGAAATCCTCGATTCGGCGGACGCCGACGAAGAGGCCCCCCGCGTGCTGGTGTGCACTCCGCGCCAGATCAGCGACTTGCTCGGCGACACCAAGGTTGCCAGCGCGGACTACAACACCGTGAGGGCGCTTGTGGCCGGACAGGTGGATACCTTCATGGGCTTCACCTTCAAGCGCTGTATGCGCCTGCCGCTGGCCTCCAGCCTGCGGACGTGCGTCGCCTGGGTGCGTGGCTCCATCAAGGTCATCAAAGGCAGCAAGAAGACCATGATCGACCGCCGCGCCGATCTCAGCCAGGCCATTCAGATTTACTCTGACTGGTACCTCGGCGGCACTCGCGTGCATGACGAGGCGGTCCTGAAGATCAACTGCAAGGAAGCCTAATCCTGAACCCCAACACGAAAGGAACTCACGATCATGGCTACCTTCGAAACCTCAATCTACGCGGCGCAGAACCCCGACCGCGTGAACCCTGTCCGCCTCCCCGCTCCGAATCTCGCGAGCGGTGAAGTCCACATGGCTGTCGTGCCTTACGTGGCAGCGACGGAAGACGAATCCACGAATGATGTCATCAAGCTCTGTATCCTCCCTGTGGGTGCAATCCCAATTCCGGGCTTGAGCTTCGTGGACTGCGAGGCGATGGCGTCAACGCAATACGTCGTGGACATCGGTTACGCGTCCAACCCGGACGCCATCGCCGACGGCATCCAGTTGAAGGACGCGGGCCACATCCTCGCCACCAGTGGCACGATGCCCGCGGACGCCATCACCCCGGCTCCGCTTGCGGCGGCTGACACCACGATCTACGCCAGCATGATGACCATTACGGGCATCACGGCGGGCAAGAAAGCGGTGTTCCACATCGCCTACAAGATGCCCGCCTAACCCCCTGACGCATGGCAACATTCGAGTCTGCCATCCACGCGGCGCAAAAGGCGGACCGCGCCAACCCTGCCCGCTTGCCTGCCCCAAATCAGGCGAGCGGCGGGGTGCACCTGGCAACGGTGCCTTACACCCTGACCGGCGAGGAGATGGAGGAGGATGAAATCAACCTCTGCATCTTGCCGGCCGGGGCGATCCCGGTTCCTGGTTCCTCCTTTATCGTCGCGGAAGTGACGGCTTTGGAGCCAACGCCCACCCCGTCGTAACATGGCTGCGCTCCTTGACTTCACCATCGGCTACGATTCTGACCCTGACGCGCTGTCCGGCCCTCTGGACATCACGGCTGGCGGGCGCGTGGCTTTCACGGCTGGCGGCATTCCTGCTTCTGCGCTCACCCCCACGCCAATCCCCGCGGCTGACACGACCATCAAGGTGTTTGTCGCGAACGGAATCAACGTGGTGGCAGGCGCAAAGGTGCTGTTCAACATCGCCTACAAAATCCCCGCGTAGCTCGTTCCTCGTCTCTCAATCGCGGGCAACGGCTCGGCTTCGGTCGGGTCGTTGCCCTTTTCCATATGGACACCGTAACCGTCTGCAACGCAGCCCTCTCCCGCCTCGGCGAAGCGCGGATTGTCCAGGTGGATGACAGCAGCGCCGTGGGCCGTGCGTGCAACCTGAACTTCCCGCTCGCTCGTGACGAAGTGCTGCGCGCCCATTGGTGGAACTTCGCCACGGCCCGGGC